AAGTGTGTATTCTAATAGTTCATCAGCATTGTCAGGTGTAAACACTTTGGGATTGAAAACATCTGTATCAAAACTCCATAAGTGTATTTTGAAGTCTTTATATTGATCCATAATATTTTTTACTTCACTTAAAAATATTTTACACTGATGCTCTGTGATTGAGCCTGAAGCATCAAGAGCCAAACATATATCAATCATTTCATCATTGTTTTGTCCTGGTAGTATAGCAGATGTATGCCATGATTTTCTGCTAGGTCTCATCCAAGTATAGTCTGACTTTATAGTGCTCATTATTTGTTGTTGTAGTATTTCTCTCCAATCCATTTTTGGCTCTAATAGATCTTTGATCATACGTTGTAGAGCACCAGGCAAGTTGCCAGCACCTGTGGATTGTGCGGCAGAAACCATTGCTTCTTTTACTTCGTCTCTAATTTTTTTAAGTTCTTGTTTACTATAAACTGGTTTGCCTTTGCCTTCTTTCTTTTTATCTTCATTATCTGGGCCATCGCCTTTACCCCACTCTTGGTGATCGTCCATTAGTTCGCCCATTTTTTCTAAATGCTTTTTTCCATTCTTTTTTGCTTTTTTCAAAAGGTCATCATAAATTCTTTCTGCTGGCCAATCTTTATATTTGTCATCTTGAAATCCTTTATTTTCACCTTTTTTACCTTTAGGCATTTCACCTATTCTGGCATCCATTAATATTTGATTCACTGCATAATCCGCCGCTATGTTCCAAAGCATAGGATCTCTGCCTCCAATCCTTACTAACATATGTTCAAATACATTATGTAAGACTTCATGACCAAATAGAAATTCTGCTTCAGGCGGAGTAAGACTGTCTATAAATTTTGTGTTATAATAAAAATGTCTACCATCTGTTCCAGCAGTAGGACACCAGTCGTTAGCATTTATAAGTTTAAGACGTGTGGCAAGATTGCCAAAGAAAGGATGTTTAAGCAATAATGCAATTCTTGCCGTAACCAATTTATCTATTATTTTTTGATCAGCCATTAGTTATAACTCGCATATACAATGAATACTATGATAGAAATAAAAATAATTGTTAGTGTATGATTTCCAAGATTTAGAAAACTTCTGCCAACTGTATGAGGATTTTTTGGATCTATCAAATCTTCTTTTTTCATTATTTAGACTCCATAGCAGTTATGACATACTTGCCAAACTTCTTATGGAACCTATCAAATGATTTCAACTTGCTAGGATCGAACGGAAGTTTGTAGTTTGTTAAGGCAATCTTCGCACCCATAACAACCAACTCTGTCTCAAAGTTGTCCATCATATAGTTGAAGAACCTATCCGCTTGTTCATTCCAAGTTTTGTCTTTATTCTGATGTGCCTGTTGTAACTCATAGCACAGAGAAACTGTCAAAGAGTACATCGCTGATATCTCCTTGCTCTTAAGGTCCTTGACCTTACCGCTCAATATGTCAGATGGGTTTGGAAGTTGACCGCTAATTTTACGATGATTCATAAACTTAACGGCCAATCCCTCTCCTACGCAACCTGCAACGAGGTCAGTGAGCGTACTTTCTGGCAGGTCATCTGATAGAAGCTCTGAAACAAAACTCCAAGATCTTGGAGTTGCAAATGATCGACTTGATCCTCTTGGATCAAAGTCATACAAATCTTGTTTTGCAAATGTACAATAACCTACTACATCTGCATGAATATGATTGTTAGTTGCCCACTGCATCCAATCTTCAAAGTCCACTCTTAATTCAACGTGTACAAATCTGTTTGCTAATGGAGCCGGCATTCTGTAAGTGACACCTTTGTCACTGTCTCTGTTACCAGCCGCTACAATTGAAACTCCTTTAGGCAAATGATATTGACCTACTCTTCTGTTCAATATCAATTGATAAGCCGCCGCCTGTACAGCCGGAGCCGCCGAATTAAGTTCATCTAAAAATACTATTGCATTAGAGTCAGGATCAGTTGGCAATTCTGCCGGACTTGCCCAAACCATGTTATTTTCTTTTGAATTGTAATAAGGAATACCTTTGATATCTGTTGGTTCCCATAAAGGAAGTCTAATATCAATTACTTCTCTATTTTGTGTTTCTGCAATTTGTTTAACTATATCTGACTTACCAATACCTGGTGCACCCCACATCATGATAGGTCTTTGTAATTTAACGCAATGTGTTAAGGCTGATTTTGCCTCATTTGGTGTGACGGTTCTGTTTTGTGAACCTACTGTTTGTTCTGTTTTTTTGCTTCTTGGCATTTTGTACACTCCTGTTAAAATGTTTATAATACCATTATAGCAGAAATGTGTTATACGTCAACCGGGTAGTTGTGGGTAAAAAACAGCTATTTTACTGGTCTTTTTGCTCGTCCATTTTGCTCATAGCACGAGCTAGGCCATATTTGGTGACATCTCCAGCAAACATCATTAATTGTAGGGCCATTTTTTCCATAGTTACTATTATCTTCTTTTTATCAACGAAATATGGACAATCAACAAATTCGTCTAACCATAGGTATGTTTGTGGAGTGAATATAATTTTGTCAGGAAATTTTATCTCATAGGTCTTTATTTCTAGTTTGGTCATAGTTTCAAGCCCAATTTTTGTAAGCCTTAGACTTCTTGCTTGATAACTTTCACGTACATTTTGCCACCATGTGTAATAGTGTGTTTTGATGCTTTCATCGTGCAGTGGTAATTTTAAAAGTCCCATGAAAGTACGGGTGTAAGCTGTCTTTGTGTCCATACACTTAATTATCTAGTGTATTTGTCGCCTGATTTTAAAATGTAAACTGCAAATTTGTCAGTTTTGTGAAGTGTGTTTAATTTTTTAGCCAAGTTTTCAGCATGGCCAGGATTACTAAATGATACCTTTTTGTACTTTGGTCCTGGGTAGTTGGAAACCAAACTTGAACTTTTCAAGTTAATTGGTTTACCGTCATAAAACACTGCCCATATGCCTTCTGCGGCAAGAACTTCTTCTTGTTTATACGTTTCTTTATTGCTGACTGTTAACAGCACTGTGGGTTTTGGTCTGCTCATATCCTAGCAGTATTTACCAAAAATTGTATTGTGTTTGATTACTTGCTGGACTTAAAGTCACCGCCGTCCATTTCAAGTGACACGGTTTGACTTTCTTTTGCAGTCTTATATGCTTCTATAATTTCTTCTTGTATGCCTGCAAGTCTAGTCATGACCTGGCCTAAACTATCAGCTAACCTTTCAGCATCTTTGATTGGCAAAGTGATCATTTTTTGCTGACTGTTTTTAGCACTTCTAGTTTGTCCTATGAAATCTTCAATTGGACGTGTTTGTATTTTGCTCTTTGATTGCATTGTTTAATACCTGTTGCATTTCTAGTTTAGTTTTAATTGGTCCTTTAAAAGGATACCTTTGTAATGTAATTAGCTTTGGACAGTAAGCCTTACGCCAACCTTTTTCAAAGCAAATTATGAAGTATCCTGCACAAAATAAACTCTTTGACTTTGGTGTTTTTGAATATATTGGCAGTTGTTTCTGGACATCAAACATTGGATTGAATGGTTGTTGTGATGCAGGGAAGCCATGTACCTGGAAGTCTTCCGCAGTTGGTTCTTCTTCAACCACAGGTTCCACAGTAGTAGCCAAAATATCTATACCAAATTTTTCTCTTAGACTTTCTGGAGTATGGAAAATTTCTTTTCTGTCCTTTTTGCTCAAAAATATCCAACCGTTGTTGTCTTTCTTTTGTAAAGTGCCTAACTTTATTCCATCTTCTTCAATTATCCAAAATTTATCTTTTACTAAAGGTTTTGCACTAATCATTGTAATCTCGCATTTAGAGGTTCAACATAAAGTTGTGCTTGTTCTGATATTCTTTTTAAATCATATTTGCCACAAAATTTCATAAATCTTATTCCTACTTGCATAATGTTTTTATTTTCTGCTTTTGCTTGTTCTATTGTTTGATCAAGTTCTTGTATTATAGCATCCGGTTGGGCATGAAGGTCAACCAATAATCTATTTCTTTCATAGTCATCAAGTACCCTGTGTTCTTTACCATCTGCATCTAGCCATTTGCTTAACATCAAGTTGTTCCAAGTATATCCTTTTGAATTTCTATCTTCAAAAGCTTCTCTTAATCCAATTTTGTTTTTTGTGCCTTTGGTTCTTACGCCTGGGTACGCAGAAAATATATTATCTGACGGGTCACCTCTCATTGCTTTCTCAAACAACATCCATTCTATGTCTGGTGCAGACTTGGCTTGTTTAGTTTTTTTATCAATAACTGGATTGCCTTTCTTATCA